GCCCAAAGCCTACTGCTCCTCCATGGCGCAGGCGGCGGCGCTCATGGGCGTCAGCAAACAGGCCCTACGGAGCGCCAAGGCGCAGGGTTGCCCTGGCTTCATCGGCAGCCGCGTGTACATGGACGAGGTTCGGCACTGGCTCGACACGCAAGCCGTGAAGGCTCCGGAGCGTTCGGACGCCGTGACACCTCGGGCTCGCGACCTCAAGGAAGAAATCGACGACCTGAACGTCATGCTGGTGCAGGTCGACTCCGTTGCGAAGGAGTGCATGGCCAACGGCCAGCTCACCACCGGCCTCGAATACCTCTCCCAGCGCAAATCCCTGTCCGACCAGCGCAACGCCGCCATGGTGCAGATGCGGCGCCAGGGCAGAACCGAGGACGACAGCGTTCCCCGGCAGGAGGTGGAACGCATCACGCGAGCGATTGCCCGCAACGCGGCGTCCGGGCTGCAACTCGCCGCCAACAAAATCTGCGACCGCCTCGCCGGCATCTCCGACCCGGTTGAAATGCACCCGATCGTGACCGACGTGCTGGTGTCCGACGTGTTCGTCTCGCCATTCGAGCAGGCATGCAACCTGCCGGCCGGCCACGGCGTTCCGTCGTGGGTGCTGGACGCCGTCCGTGCTGGCGTCGCTGGATTCGTCGAGCCGTGAGGCGCTGGAAATCCACGATCCGGTTCGCAGAGGAGAACGTCCTGCTGGACGGCGAGCCATTCCGCGTCTCCGATCGGCCGCAACTGCGGATTCCGCTGGAGGTGATCGACGCCGCGCTTGGTGGGAAAGTCATCCTCATGATGCCGCCGCAACGCGGGAAGACGCTGGCGGCGCAGCTTCGCCTTGTGCGCAACGTGGCCGTGGAGCCTCGCCGTTCGCTCTGGTACAGCAAGAGCCAGATCGACGCCCGCTCTCTGTCGGACGCGAAGCTCAAGCCGCTGATCGAATCCACGAAGCCGGTTCAGGCGGTCCAGTACGACGACCCGGACCGGCGTGGGCGCGGGTTGCTGTACCGATTCCATGGAGGGCCGATTGAGCTTCTGAGCGCGGACGTAGTCAGCCATCGCAACTCACGCTCCGGATCGGAAATCTACCTGGATGAGGCGTGGCAGTACGAGCCGAGGGCGATGTCTGAAATTTCGATGCGCGGCGACGGGTACAAATGGAACCGCCGCGAGATCATCGCAACCACGGCGCCGGACGCTGGCCACGAGCTGGATGTCCTGTGGCAGTCGTCGACCAAGCACGAGTGGCACATGGTCTGCCCAGACTGCAAGGTTCCGTTCATGCCGGACGTCAGCGAGGCGATGACGCCATGGGAATCCGTCATGGTTGACGACGGCCGTTACAACGTCGAGGTTACGGCCGCATCCGTGCGCCTTGTGACGCCGTGCTGTGGCAAACGCTGGGAGTATTCGCCGCAAGTCCTGAAGGCGATGAACTCGGAGAAGGACGGGGCTGGGTACAGGCAGACAAACCCGACGCCAGCGAAGCGGGTTCACGGGTTTCATTTCAACGTCCTTTCCACCGACTCGTGGCCCGAGGTGATCGCGGAGTGGCTTCGGGCATTGAACGCGAAACGCGGCGGGGATCCGTCACAGGTCCGCGAATTCAAGATCAAGAAGCTCTGCGTCCCGTGGGATCCAAACAAGGAGCGCAAACCGGTCGGCGAGATCGAGCTTGGACCCTATAACCTGCGCGAGGCTTGGGAGCATGAAGCCAAGGATGAGCAGGGCAGGCCGTACCGATTCATGACGGTCGACGTGCAGCGCAACCATTTCTGGGCCGTCGTGCGTGCGCACTCATCCGACGGACGCTCTCGCCTGATCGACCGAGCGAAGCTGCTGACGCCGCACGAAATCGCGGAGATGGCGGACGGTCACGGAGTCCTTCGAGGTGGATGGTACGAGCAGCGCACGCCGTCAGGGCAATGGGTCGTCCTGTGCGATTCCCGCGTGTTCCTGGATTCCAAGTATTCGCCCGGCGGGCTTGTCCCTCGCATCTGTGCGGAGCATGGATTCCACGCCTTCCTGTCGTACAAGCGCGCAGCGTTCAAGCACTCTGACGGCATCCACCGAATCTACGACGAAGGGCGCATGATCGACCCATTCTCTGGCACGAGCAACGCGGAGCGGGTGGGCAAGCGGGTGCTGCAATTCTACTTCGTCGCCGACGCCGCGAAGGACCGCATGGACATCCTGCGGTCACAGAACGGGCCAGATGGATTCCCGATGTGGACCGCCGCGCAGGACTGCGGGGACGAGTACAAGGCGCAGATGTTGGCGGAGGCGAAGGTGAAGACGTTCGGTCCGGACGGGCACACCTTCGAGTACAAATGGAAGCGGTTGGACAAGGACAACCATTATTTCGACTGCGAGACCATGCAGATCGTTTGCGCCTCGATGGCCGGGCTGATCGGGCAAGACGAGCTGGCAGGGTACGAGAAGGGGGATTGACAAAACCGGGCTGATGCGTTCTCCATCGGGTACCCCATTCAGGGGATACCTTGGCAAGCGCATCCGTCCAATACGGCATTTACTACGGCTTCACCTTGGCAGAGGTGCAGGCGGAGCTTGCCCGTTACAAGTCCGAGGTTCAGAAGATGGTTGGCGGCCCGCGCAACGTGCTGGCCGCGTCGGTCAACGGGAAGTCATTCAGCTACGGGCCATCCGGTTCGCTCTCGCTCGCCCAATGGCAAGCTGAGATACAGGACGCTCTCTCACAGGTCGACGACGACGTCATCGCGTTGCCGTCCGAGGCGAAAGTGAGGTTCACGTGAGCATCCGCGCCAAGCACCAGCGGAGACTCCGGAGCCAGCAGGCGCAGCCGCAAGCCAACGGCGGGTCCCGCAATGGGTACTCGTGGACGAACTCGGACAGCCTGTTCCCGTCCCCATCCGATTCCAACCTGCGCGGATGGCGTCCGCAACTCGACCGGGACGTCTGGAAGATGCTTCCGAACGCTCGCCATCGGGCGATGATCTCAGATTCTCGCTACGTCTTTGGCGGGTCCGGCGCGGTGTCCGGGGCCGTCCGGAAAAAGGCTGACTACGCAATCGGATGGTCCTGGGCTCCGACCTACACCGGTACCAACGAGGCGTTCCGCAAGGTTGCCCAACCGCTGATGGAGCGGTGGACGCGCCTTTGCGACATTCGCGGCGGGGTGTTCGACTGGCGTCTCGGGCTGCGCTGCGCGTCCATTGCGATGGATCGGGATGGCGACTGTTTCGCAGTCAAGACGATCACCCCTGAAGGCTCGCCGCGCATCCAATGGCTAGAGGGGCACCGCATTGGGACGCCGTCGAACGGATGGAGCCAAATGGACGAGGTTCCGGAGGAGGCTGGAACAGAAGGCTACGCCGGCATGACGATCCTCTCGGGCGTCGTGTACGACGAGTTCATGCGACCGGTCGGGTACAACGTCCTTCCGCCCGGAGACGCGACCGTGGGCCAGAGCCAGCCGTGGAACATCATTCCCGCTACGGCCGTTGAGTCGTTCCACGATCCGGACTGGTTCTCGGCATCACGCGGAATCCCTTCGATCATCCGCGCCATTCTCGACTGGTACGACATCGGCGAGACCCGCGAGGCGGAGAAGGTTGCGGTAAAGGCACACTCCTCGCTGGTCATGGTTGAGAAGAACGAGACCGGCCGGCGTGAAATTGGGCGCGAGGCGATCGGGTCAGGTACAACGCTCGCCGCAGGCCGCCAGGGTCTTCAGACGCAGATGTTCGACAAGGGGCTCATCCGCTACATCAAGAGCAGCGGCGACATCAGCGCCCACGAGACCAACCGGCCGGGCGAGGCGTGGCAGGACTTCATGAACGAGATCACCCGAGGCGCGTTCCTAGGCATGGATCTCCCGATCGAGTTCGCTTGGGACTCCTCGAAGATCGGCGGCGCAGGCATCCGCGCCATGGTTGGGCAGGTTCAGCGGGCGATCGAGAACAGGCAGGCGGTCATGTACCAGCCCGCAATGGCCACGTTCATCTGGGCCGTCTCGGTCTACATGCGCGCCGGCGCAATCCCGTTTTCGCCGGACTGGTTCGACTGGGAATTCTCCATGCCGGCGAAGTTCAGCGTCGACATGGGAAGGGATTCCCAGAACCGGCGCGAGGACGTGAAGGTTGGTCTGCGCGCATTTTCCGAAGTGCTTGGAGAGGATGGGCACGGCATTCGCGAGCACATCAAGCGCAGGATCGAGGATTACAAGCTCGCAAAGGCTGAAGCGGACGCCGCCGGCGTGCCGCTGGAATGGGTCCTGAACCCGTCAGCAGTAGTTCCGCCATCCACCGAAATCAACGTCAGCAACACCAACGAGTGAACACCTGGTACAACATCAAGGCAGCGGCATCCGGTGGAGTCACCGAGGTTTTCGTCTACGGTGAGATCGGCGATTGGGGCATCACCGCCGAGCGATTCAACCGCGACGTAGCCGCGCTCTCTGGCAAGATTCGCGTGCGCATCAATAGCCCTGGCGGCTCCGTGTTCGACGCCGTGGCCATGCACACGTACCTGTCCACGCTGCCGGACGTGGAGACGATTGTGGATGGAATCGCCGCTTCCGCCGCGTCCGTCGTGTTCGCTGCCGGGAAGGTGCGGAAGATGGCGAAGGCTGGCTTCCTGATGATTCATCAGC